CGGTGATTACGAAGCCGCGACGGACTTGTTGTTCCGTGATGCGACTGTGACGTGCTTTAATGCTGTCAAATGGCACCCCTTATCTGATTTGGGGCACCTTTCGTTAATCACAGGCCGGATGATATATCCGGATGAAGAGACTCTCGAGTTCTATGATGAGAACAAGAGATTTATCGGTACAAAGTTGGAAATGTATGAAGGCCAGTTAATGGGTCATACTTTATCGTTTCCGATGTTGTGCGTGATTAATCTTTCTGTTCTTCGTCATGCCTTGAACCTTTGGATCAAGGAGGCTCCTTTATCGGAGCTTAGAATTCGAAAGATTCGTGCCGAACTCATTTACAAGTATGCTCTTGTGAATGGCGATGACATCCTGTTTAAGGCATGTTCTCGTTTGATTGAGATTTTTAAGGGGGTTGCCGCGTCTGTCGGCTTTAAGGTTTCTCAAGGGAAAAATTACATTTCTCCAGATACCTGCCTCATTAACTCTCAACTATATGTTCGACGTAACGGTCAGATGACCCGTAAGGGTTACCTTAATTTACGTTTAATTAAGGGTTCGAATATAAAAGCAAGAGCAGCTGGTGGTGAATCTGCAGTGACACCCGATCAGATCGGTCACGAGTTATCTAAGATGGCTCGTTTTTGTCCTTGGACAGTGTCCGCGATTCCGGCCGCTTTTAGACGATGGGAATCCGATTGGAAGAAATCTTGGTTTACTCCCAATTGGTACATGCCAGTCCACCTTGGTGGATATGGGGTCGATCTTTCCCTTGCTCCGCGTGATTTTCGTATTACGCGTGGGCAAAGGTTGATCGCATCTAGGTTTGTTGCCGATCCTACATGTTATCTTTATCGTTTAAAGGGCTCTTCTCTTTTATCTAGTACTCTGCTCGGTTCTCTTCTAAAACCGGTCATGATTCCGGGGTGCTACGTACCCCAGCAACATGAGGTCATTCTAAGGGACGCGGAAGATTCGTGGCTTGGTCGTATCGCGTATGCGGCCAGAGCCTCCAATGGTGCGGTCTCGACTTTGAAAAAAGACGAGTCACCGATCATCTTAGGAAAATTCCGTCCAGAATATCGGTTGAAACCGATGTCTGCAGAGGGTTTGGAAAGGTATTGGTGTGCGCAGGTCTTTGTGACTGGAGCGCCACAATGTCCTCCAATTGGTGTTGTTAGATACGATAAGATCCGCTCAGTCTACGCGGTTTAATCGTATAACGTCCGGAATGACGTTAAACTACCATTGGGTTTCATAGTGTAATACACCAAAACGTTGGAACTTCATCACATTTGTAGGCAAGTCTCGTAGAGACCTGTTTAGGACGGCTTGTATCGTCCCAGTCCATGATTCTGTTGAATTCATGGACGGGGAGTTAAGCGATTCTTCGTCTACTGTTGTGGTAAGGACCGTAAACATTTACGTGCTATCAAGAATGCCGAGAGACTACACGGCTGTTCTTAAAGAGGTAATGAGCGTTACCGTGGAGGACGTTAGGATTTATAATCCGAGCGGGTACCTCGTCACGGGACGATCTGTGTGGGAGAATTCAAAGATTTGTGACATGACATCGGTCACATATAGTCTTATGAAGGACGGACCGGGTTCTTGTAGCCTTTAGGTCAGTTGGAAGGTTGATAACCCCAGCTAGTAGTGCGTTGAAATACGCATGGTACCACTATCTTTTTGAGTTTCTATGAGATGAATAGTCCCGTTCTTGCGAGCGGCACCCAATACATCGCAAACATCTGACAACATCATTGGATAACCTAATCCGATGATGTTGTCAGATGTTTGCGATGTATTGGGTGCCGCTCGCAAGAACGGGACTATTCATCTCATAGAAACTCAAAAAGATAGTGGTACCATG